CATCACGACTATTATCTGTTTGAATATCTGGCTCGTAATCAAACGAGCTAATATTAGATATGATTGTAGCTGACATAGATTATCCTTATTGAGCCACGGCGGCTGGTAGTTTCTTGTTCAATTCTTCAATCGCTTTAAGGAGCAGAGTTTGTGAATCCTTGCCCCCACCGCCCTTTGCTTGTTCTGCGGCTATTTGTGCTGGGTTCTGTCCAGTCTGCCCTGCGAGTAATTTTTCCGATAGGCTGGGAGCTTCGCCAGCGGCTTGTTTGGCGGCCTCTCTTTCCATAATTCCCATTCGGCTTATAGGTGGTAATCCTTGCTTTGCTCGTTTCTTATTTTCTTCTTCTTGCATCCCGCCAAAGACCTTCTCTTGCGTCTTAAAATCGGCTGTCTCGTTTTCCCTAGCTCTCACTTTCCTTGCCGTGTCGAGGGCTTGTTGCCCCGATCTGCTTGCTCCGAGGAGGCCGCCCCTATTTTCCGTTGCAGTTTGCTCTGCCTGTTTTGATTCTTGTCGTCCCCTATACAAATCCCGAACCATTCTATCAAATTTTACTCTATCTTCTTTATCCGCAAGTGTTGAGGCTTCATCTATATTATAGAGTTCTTGTCTTAAAACGCTGTTGAGGTTTGAAATCCTTCTTTCTGTAATCTCTTGCTCTGACTTTCTTCGTCTTTCATCAGAGGCTTTTTGCATTTTTTCCTCTGCATCAAATACCATCTTCTTGAACTTAATGTCTGACTCGGCACGATCTTTGGCTATTTTGTCTAGTATGGCGTTGCGTTTTCTTGCCATTATTTCGCCGCTTGCCTCTTTAGCCCCTGCGCTTGCTTGGGGGTTTGTGAATGTCTGAATTAGCTTTTGTCTTTTCTCATATTCATCATTGACATCTTGTAAAGCCCTTCCTTCCGCATCAAGGCCAGCAGTTGCCGCCTCGCTTGCGTTCTGACTAATAATGCCCTCTGCTAGTTTTAGGTCTCTCAACCTTGTGTTTGATTCTAGCAATCCCTCAAGCTCTCTAGTTGCTCCGGTTGCTCCGGCAATAAATCCCTGAAATGGGCTTCTCTTAAGCTCATCTAGTTGGCTGTTAAGAGATAATATGTTGGCCTCAATGCTGGCCACTTGGGATATGGCTTCTGAAAGGTTTAGTGCTCCACCAGCTTTTTCAATATCATTAAAAGATTTTTGGGAGGCGCTGGCGGTCTCTTTTAGTATTTCCCCCATTCGATTTATTTGATCTGTAAATACCTTTACACCACCCACGGCAATCGCCCCAACCAAAGACTTGCCAACAATGTTGGCGAGGCTTTCTGCGGCCGATGCGGCAACATCGCTTGCGTTTCTGGCTTGAGTCAAGTTTGTGCTAAAGTTTCTAAAAGCCGCTCCAGCTTTCTCTCCGGATACTTTTAATTGTTGTATGGCTTTGGTTGTGCCAGCCATTGCCTTGTCTACTCCGCTATTGTCCCCTCGGACTCGGAGCATCAACTCTTGTGCGCTTGCCATATTATAACTTTAGCTTGTCACTTGCTTCTTTATTCTTGCGAGCAAGATATTTGTCCATATCCATCATTACTTTTGAAATAGCCGCCTCTAGTCCGGGCATTCCAACCTTAACCGCCCCAGAAATAGCTCTTTTTCTTACTGGAAAATACCTAGTATCTTTATCGCCAGCCCGATTGAAAATAACGCCCTCCATCTGGGCTTGTTTTTCATCTGCTTTACTCCCCCCGCCAAGCCTCATTATTGCCTCTTTACTGTAATCTCCACGAACAAGCCCTGCTCGTTTTCCAAAAACTGATGCCGCAGCCGCCCAGCCATTGCGAATGTAATTAATAGATCGTTTTCTTCCAGCCACAAGCCTCCTAGCCAATGCTCCAATCGTTCCGGGTTTTGTTCCCATTCCAAGACCACCAACCCCGAGCTTTGTTTTTCCTAGCGTGGGAAGCCCCCTGTTTTTCAATAGCCAATTCACTAGCTTATATGTTCCGACATAGCTTTGGGATTGTGCTTTATAGCCTACGGCAAATTCACCAATCTTGCGCTTCTTTATCTTCCCACTTTTTGTGAATCCTATTGGCTTAAAAACTTTTTTGGTTACTACTTTTCCGACCACCCTCTGAAGCTCGGACGCAATTTGAGCCGCATTTGTCCGGTATGTCGTGCCAATAGCGGTAACGGCCACATCGCCCAACTTATCATTTATCACCTTTGCCATATTCTTGCGAGACTCTTTTTGATATTGTTGCAGTTTGTGGACAAACTTGGCTTGGTTTAATAGTTCAACTGTTATCATTGTAAATTAAATTTGCACACCCCTACACTAAGCCCTTCTCGTCAAGGAGGCTGTCGATAATATTTGTGGCGTTCTTGTTATGCCTACGCACGCTGATTCCCTTGTTTATCATTATAGCGTGTTCAAGCTGAACGAGTTGCACCTCTGCCATCTCCCAAACTATTTGCTCTGCTGTCCAACCAAACTCCTTTGCAAATAGCCAGACGAGCGAAGCAATCCCGGCTGGCTGAACTATTTTGGGGGTTCGTTCCCTCCGCTAGCTTGCACCCTTGCATCAGCAACCTCATTGAAAATCTCATCCACAATCTTAACCCCCTCCATAAAGTCTGCTTCCACAAACTCATCAGACCAATCCAAGACCGCTTCTCGAAACTTGGCCTTGTCCCACGCTAATTTTACTAACTCCGATCTTGGGTGAGTTAGGCAATATAAGCTAGACCAAATAAAAAACTCTGTGGTATCTGCCTCCTCACGAATTTGGTTCATCACAATTCGTGTGCCAAGGGTGAACTTACCAACCTTACTTCCCTTAAACATTCTCTCGTTTATGACAAAGGACTTATCGAGTGCCTTGTTTAGAATCTCCTCATCTTTTTGTAGGTCTGGGTTCATAGGTATTTGCTCAGTTTCTTTCGCAGTTCTGGGGAGGCGTTCTTGCTGACTAGCAAGGTGGCTTTCCCAAACTGCTTTTTGACTAGGGGGGTTGCGTTGTTGATAGCATCTAAAAGACGCTCACGATTCTCTAGTACGGCTCTGCAATATGCTATAGGGTCATCGTAGTTCGTGATAGCTGACCAGCCCTTTTCCCACATATCAACAATCTTGCCTCCCAGACCATTAGGGAGATCGCTAAAGAAGAATGTAACGCTTCTACGATTGTTGTCGTCTGCATCCTCAATGACGGCCATTGGCTCTTTCTCTCTGAATGGGATGCCAAATGTGGCGAGAACCGAGGCTAGTTTAATGTTGCGAGTATAAAGGATTTTTTCTTGCATAAGGATTTCTAGGCTAAAACTAACTTATACCATCGTATCTAACTGCCGTGAAGGATACCGTCTCAAAGTTGTCTGCACTTCGGTTTCTAGCGGTTTCAGTAATATAGGCCGCACCAGTAAGATCGTAGTTACTTCCGTTGGACACAACAATAAGTGCCCCAACATTACCGCTAAAGGATGTATATGCACCCTCAACGGAGTAGGTAACTTTCTTGTTGCGAAACACAACCGCCGTAACATCGCCACTCTTGTTCTTTAGCTCAACAGCATCAGCAGAGGCAGAGGATGAGATGGACTGAATTACCATTCCAGCTTGGTCAGAGCCAATTCCAAAGGCCAGATTTCCCGACCCATTTCCGATAATTGTGGCGGCCATATTAGGTGGAGCTTAACCCCGTGTAAGCTGTTGCGGACAAATCAAAGCTGTTGAAACCATCGGCGGCTTGTGAGAAAGAAACATCTGTTACATAGTAAGTTCCGCTAGATACTGCGGTTGTGTTGCCAGTTAGGGCAAGAGTTCCACCAATTCCAGAAGAGGCAACCACTCCGCTACAATTACCAGAAAGACTAATATTCCTTTTGTAAGCAGAAAATGCAACGGCAGAATGCTCTCCGTTGTGCTTTGAGACTTCTGTTGTTTCGGCAGTTTGTGTAAGCGAAAAGCTCTGGATAACAACGCCAGTTTCAGCGGTTAATCCAAAGGCAAGTCCGGTAAGTCCAATACTTGTGGCGGCCATTTGATATTCCTTTGTGTCAAATTATCGTGGGAACACTCGCACCTTGATTAGTTCCCAGATTGTAGAAAAGACCGCCCCCGACACAAGGGCAACCAACCAGAGCTTTGTTTTGATGGTGTGCGACTCCCTCTCTAGGGTGTCCACCTTGCCATTGATCTTGGCTGTCCATTGGGCTATTTCGCTGGTATGACGCTCTAAAATCGAAATCAACCCTACCTGTCGCTCCTCGATTCTTGCGAGCCTCTCCCTCAAATCCGCTACTTGGTCTGCGCTCATACCTCACAATCCTCTGCGCCTTCGCAAATTCGCACGCATAACTCGTTATTGGAGTCGTAGAACTTCTCTATGTAGCCCTCGGCCTCAAGCCATTTGAGCGAGGACATAAAATCCTCATAAGTATATTGGTGCATCATACTGGCTCTACTTGCTTGGCGTTTGCCCTGCTTCAGAGGCCGCCGACATATCAGAATATCGTGGCAGTCCTGTGTTATCCGTCTGCTTAGGCGAGCAAGAGCAGAGCAAGAGGGCGATGAGGAGGAGGGGCATTAGACTATAACACGCGCAAGAGTGGACATTAGGGTTGTCACTCTGGTGTCTAAGTTTGCAATCGTAAGGCTTTTTCCAATTGAGTAAAAAGACATACGAGCCGTTGAAAATTGGATGGCGGTTGTTCCAGAAAATCCGCAGAAAACTCCAAATAATAGATTAGTAGGTGTTGCGGATGTTGTTGTGGTTGTTGCATCGGTAAAATTGCCATCAGATTGAGTTGCCCTGCTAGAAAAATTTGCACTATTATTTCTTGTGCTTGCTTGGAATCCTAAAGGGGCACTTGCAAATGATCTTGATACAGTCGATCTACTTCTAAAAAGAAGGCTTGTTGCTGAACCATAACTAATAGTAAGGATGTTCGCAATAGTGCTTTGCGTCCCAACCAATACTCCAGCGGTATCTGTCTGACTTGCTGAAACATAACAAGAAATATGCGAGTCATTTTGAGGAAAATTGGTTGTGTCGTTATTATTATAGCCAGTAGCAAGATATTTGTTTGAGTCGTTGCCAAGTAATCCAAGCGTTCTGCTATAATCACCAGCTACAAAGTTATTGTTTGTCGGTGCGTTTCCTCGTAACGGAATAATCGCCCCAGCCACAGTTCTTGCTCCAGCCATAATGCAAGAAGTGACAAGTGAAGTCCAGATTCCGTCAGCCTTACAGCCAATTACAAAACTATTTATAGCCCCTCGCACTTGAGATTCAAGTCTTTGTCCATCTGCCGCCTCAACTCGCAAAATGTAGTCCCTTGCGTCTGGGTCGAATAATCTGTTCTTAATCCGATTTACTGGCAACGGAGCGATCGCAGAATACAAGGGCATTGCCTTGCTCCTTAATGACTCATCCAACTAGCCGTGCCAGCGGTAGCAAAAATGGCAGAAAGCGTGGTGGTGGTGTAGTCGCACTCGTAAAAATCACCGCTGGATAGTGCAACCATAAATCCCCCGCCGAGCGTAGTGGCCGTAACCCCTGCGTTTATAAATAATTGCCCTGCTCCTAGATTGTATACGGTAGCCATCTTGCGAGCTGTGTTAGCCGGGACTAGCGTGGCAGAAGCTAGCGAAGTGAAACTGCCAGATGTTATGACAGTAGATGAGATTGATAGGTTTGCGGTGACCGTCCCACTAATCGCAGGGAGCGAGCCGATGGTGACGCTGTTACCAACCGTGACGCTTCCGATCTGTGCCGTCCCTGCTCCGATTGTTACCGTCCCACCTCCAATCGTAACCACGCCGATGCGGTTTGTGCCAGCAGGGAGGTCAGAGCCGATGGCGACTGTGCCACCAATATTTAATGCTGGGCCGCCAGCATTACTAACTACCGCAACTCCAACTTGAAATTCGTCATTATAATCATATGCGTAAACACCAGTACGAAGAACGGGAAAATCGTCTGCATCATTATTGGAGGATAAGTTTGGGTTAGTTGCCGTCACCGTGCCAGAGATGGCGGGGAGGGAGCTAACTGTAACCGTGGTGCTGGTAAGGGTAACGCCGTGGGTGGGGACAGAGGCGAGGGAGACTGGTTGGGTATAGTTAGAGCCATCGACACGAATTGCACCAACCGCAGAAACGTGAGCTATATTGCCTGTGGTAGATGTTCCGGTATGTCCCCCAATTTTAATGAAAGTTGTATTAGCTGTAATTCCCTCTGTTCCAACAGTAGATTGCAATAATCCCAGATTGCCAACGCATACGCTTGTTCCGCTAATTGCACTTGTGATATTAGAGATCGCTTGACTGCCCAAAGAGACAACCGTGTGTGAGGGTATGTGTTGCCCACTTGAAACTATGGTCGAGAGCGTGGTTGCTGACTGGTT